TCTACGCGGAATGCGAGGACTCATGCAGCGCTGTTTATTACAGTGTTAAGTTTTACGCAGATGACGGAAAAACTGTGTGCCGATATTCCGAATGATCTTTCTGCCTAACGTATAAGCTCAGCGATAGCCCACTGCAACTAGCCGAACCATCAGGGGCCAAAGCGGGCTATTCGCTGTAGCGACTGGTTGGGCTCGGATGCCTTTTAATTTCCGACAAACTCAAAATTACTATGAACGATAAAACTAACGACTTCACCGACTTCCCGAAAATGGCGCGACTCTCACGCGAGTGCATAATCACTGAGAAAATCGACGGCACAAACGCGCAAATCTATATCGCGCCGCTATCCGCAAATGAACCCATACCCGAACACTCGCTTGGCGTCTTTGACTTTGGCGGGGCGCTGCACTATATGGCCGCCGGTTCCCGCACCCGCTGGATCACTCCGCAGGATGACAACTTCGGCTTTGCTGGTTGGGTCGCTCGCAACTTCGACCAACTTAAAACGCTCGGCGCTGGGCGTCACTTTGGCGAATGGTGGGGCGCTGGCATTCAGCGGAAATACAACATGGAAGAAAAGCGGTTCAGCCTATTCAACGTGTCGCGCTGGTGCCTACACGGTTCGACGCCTAATAAAATCGACAATGCCGATCCACGGATCGTGAAACTGCAAGACGTGCTACCTCCATGCGTCGGACTGGTTCCGGTCTTGTTTCGTGGTGAGTTCACGACGGGCGCTTGCGAGTCGGCACTCGACCAACTGCGCAGCTTCGGGAGCTTCGCAAAAAGTGGATTCATGAAACCCGAGGGAATCGTCTGCTTCCACCTCGCCGCAAACGCTGGGTTTAAGAAAACACTGGAGCGCGACGAAGCTCCGAAGTCTTCCTGCTTGCCCAACGTTCAAGCTCAGCGATGACCACAACACCAGCGACTCCCGAAGCAAAACGAAACGAATTATGAACCAAATTGAAATGATAGAACGTGTCGGACGCGCTATGCGTGCGATGAAAAAAGAACCCAAGGCGTTGCTCTTTATTGACGGTAACACGGACTGGACGTGCGATGCGCAGGAAGTCTGCGGAGTGCATGTGTTTCACGGCGTTGATCTACGGTGTTTTTACGCGGACCATTTTAGCGACGAGTGCCCGTTCGTGCCGCTTGGCGCGACCGATTCCGAGATCGACTTTCGGGACAGGAAACGATTCGCGGAGGCTTGGTCTGCCTAACGCTTGAGGTGACCTATGGCCGCAAAACATGAAACTAATAAAACAATCAACGGGCCAAGCGCGGACATTAGGTCTAGCGACTGGTTAGGCTGTATGGTTTTTCCGATGATTGGGTAACGTAAACGAATAACTAAATGACCTGCGAAAAATGCGGTGGATATGTAGAATGGAAGGGGCCGATGATAAACCTAACGCACACCGAGTGCTCACGCTGTGGAGCCATAAACTGTCAGATTCCTGAGTCGTATGATGAAGACGACACGCTAGAAACAAATGGAGATTCTTTTGGGGAATCATAAATGAAAATACATACGAACAAACAAGATGCGCTCGCCGCACTAAAAGAATATCCGGACACTGTATCCGCACTAGCACAAAGGCTAGGGGTACATGAAGAGTGCGAGGACTCATGTTGCGCCGTTTATGATAGCGTTAAATTTTACGCAGATGACGGCAAAACTGTGTGCCGATATTCCGAATAACTAAACGAAAACTTTATGGCTAAATGTAAAACAAGAACCGAATGGCTCGACCTGCTGCATAAATGTCAGAACGGCGACGCCACCTGCATGTTTGTGCTGGGAGAAATCGAGCGCGAGAACGCACGGCTGCGGGATGCTCTACGCGAGGCACTCGACGGCGCAGCCTACACGGTTAGCGTCGATGCGATTCTCGACCCTAGCACTCGGCATGTTGGGCTGGAAAGACTCGCTCGTCATCGGTCACTGCTACCGGATGCGGTCGATGTCTGTCCTGATTCCGAATCTTCTCTGCCTAACGTTCAAGCTCAGCGATAGCCACTGAAACTAAGCAAACCATCAGCGGCGTATGCGGGCTATTCGCTGTAGCGACTGGTTAGGCCCTTTTTTAAAATCTATGAGCACTACAAATAAACGAATAGCTGAGTTCCGCCGCAAACTGCGCGCTCTAGTAGTTGAATACAATGTCTCCGTAGAAGTTGATACTGATGACGGTGGATTCCCTGACCACGTGGAGTTCCGATTAAATGGTGATGGCATTAATCACCTGTCGGGGGATTTAGGCGCGTCAACATCCTCGGGGACTTATTGGGATTTTGGCGACGGCGGGTCGCAAACACTTGATTCGCTTAAGTCTGATTTGGCTAACGCTCAAGCTCAGCGATGAAGAGGAATGGCGCGCCCTGTGCGGCTCGGAGCACAGGGCTTGACAGTCCTCGGAATTCGCTGTAGCGCTTGGTTAGCCTCAGTTGCTTTCATTCTATATCGAGCGAATCAAAACAACGCATCATACGCTCAACTTCTTCTACCGAATAGTTCTCGGCAGATAGCTTCTTGCCTTTGCTATGGAGTATAATCTTTCGCTTCTTCGATTTTAAGTATGCTACCAAAACACCGGATAGCGCAGTAGCGACGCCTAGAACAGTAACGCAAACGCCAGAACTTCCAGACGAATCGAAATGACTCCAATGCTTAATTTCAGAAACTAAATCGGAATCTTTATTTATGAACGACCTCAACTCCTCCAATACTTCAAAATTACCTTTTATCTGCTTTACGCCAAATTCAAGTTCGGGCGGAAGTACATTTAGCATTTCTTCCGACTCTCGAAGCAGGGTCTGGATTTCGTGGTCGTTGTTAAGGGCGGCGATTCGATTACTGTTGGTTGGAAAAGTCACAATGCGTTTCTTTTTGGCTAACGATTAAGCTCAGAGACGACCACTCTCCCCGACACTCGAACAATTTGAGTGCCAAGCGTGGTCGTTCTCTGTAGCGACTGGTTGGGCGGTCGTTGTATCCCTTCCGAAATAACCAATAAATGTACACGTCACTAAAACGTGTATAAAAAACGACAAAAACTAGTCAAATGAACCGCAACGAATATCTAAGCCTAGCTGGCGAATACTGCATAAAAATGGAGTGGAATCACGACGCGATTCCCGAGCTTGCTGAGTGCCTCGAACGGCACGACAAAAACATAACTCGATTCCTTGAGGGCGAGAAGATCGCCCGCCAATACGCAATCGACAAAGGCGTCGAGCTTCAGCGCCACAACTTCCTGCTCATGCAGGCGGGCAATGCCCTACGCGATGCACTCGCTTTCGAGGGCGTAAAAATAGGCGATTTACCCCGTGAGATAAAAGAATGGGAGGCATTGGTGTCTGCATTGCCCAACGTTCAAGCTGACTCATGACCACTCTACCTGATACACAAACAATTAGCGGGCCAAGCGCATCTTGGCTCCAGCGCCTGGTTGGGCTCGATTGCCCGCTTCCGAAATAACCATGAAACTAATACCGGCATCATCTAAGTTACTTCTCCGTCGCTTCGTCCTACTGAGTCCTAGCGATCCCGTTCTATTTTCTGAGCGCACGGGAATTCGCAAACCAATGCTGCAAATTGCTGGGTGGCGTATAGTACCAGCGTATAACTGCCCCGTTTGGAACCGAGGAAATCCTAACCATGAATAACGAAAACCCATACTACGATTTATACGTGAAAGAAACCAAAGCGCACAACGCGTGCGCTCTACGCGAACAGTCGCTCCTCAAGGACGTGGAGTTTGCGGGTAGTGAAATGGAAAGACTTGAACGAGATAATGCCCGCCTTCGTGAGGCGTGCCACGTATTCCTCGAAGCGCGTAAGCATAACGGATACGGAATGGATGATGCGGAGGTGGCAATCCGTTCCTCTCTTCTGCCCAACGTCTAAGCTCAGAGGCGACCACTTCTCCCTGATACTCGAACAATTTGAGTGCCAAGCGTGGTCGTTCTCTGTAGCGACTGGTTAGACATCTGAGTCTTGGGTTTCCGAAGATCGTGCATTGATAAAAACTAAACGAATACTGAAAATGAAAACAGTCAGCGCTACTCTAATGGTAACCTACAAGGGCGACATATCCGCAAAATTGAAATCCTGCGGGACTAAATGTCCGTTTCGCGTAAATTCACTCGGGGATACCGAGCAACTTGTGGCAGCAGAAAACCCGAAGTGGGGGGCTAGTGAACAGGCGTTCATGCTGCAATACTTAGGTGACCTGATATTAGCGGATTGCAGGGAGAACGGGGAAGTTTTGTGCCATAGCTGGATAGTATCGAAGGATTCCGATGGAGTGCAGCAGATAGCAATACCGCTTCCGCACGCCGATTCCGAAACTGTCTAACGTTGTGTAGTCGTAACTTCTTCCAGATAGGGCGGTCTTACGCACCATAAACCGTAAGAAAGTCAGGCTTTCGCGGCGTGGATTAGGTCGGCTTAAAGCCTGCTTTTGCTTACCATTTTCCACTAGCACAAGACCCCATAAGCACTGTAAAAAACCAAAGCCCCACCGTAACAAGTGGGCTTTTTATTGGCCCAGTCCGGCAGGCAGCGAAATCGGCCCGCACTTCTGGCAGGCGAGGGCGACGAGCTTGTGGGCGGAGTAGCCAGCGAGGCCGGACTCCCTGCACGTTGGGCAGCGGACAAGCTGCGACGGCTGCCAGTCGATGAGCGCGTAGGCCCTGAGATCGGCGGGATGCACGCTGTCGCGGTCTGGCAGGCTCATGCTTTATCGGCCTCCTTTTTCCATTTCCAAAGCTGGTAGCTGATGCCGATTATCAGCGATACCATTCCGAGGATAGCGTTTAACTGTGCGATGGTTAATCCGGTTACGGTCAGCCAAAGTGCGGAGAGGAGGTGGCGGATTCGGTCCATGTGTTATTTTTTAGAGGTGTAGCGGCTACCAAGCCACCAGAAGATTGCGGTGAATGCGGCGAATTGGAGTTCGGACACCATGCCCGCTTGCACCTCCTCGGGTGCTTTGAAATAGGCGAGTGAAAGGACGCCGAGCAAGGCCCAAGTGAGGCCTGGGCGCGTGAAGGCACGCAAAGCTTCGACGATGCCAAGCAGGGATGCCACCCAGCGTGCCGCGCCTGCGGGGATGGGGATTGCGTCGTTGGTCTTTTGCGAAGCGGTGAAGGCGTCCCAAGCGGATTGCTTTTCAGCGGCGGCGACCTTGGCGTTCATCAGCAGGATTTCGACCTCGGCGTTTTTCTTTTTTTGCCAAGTCTCGAAAAACCCAGTGCCGAGATGAAGGAGCGAGCCGACGACGCCGCCGCCCGCTGCGTTGAATAGGATGTCGATGAGGCTCATTTTTTGAGTAGGTAAGTTTTGACGACGCGCCCGACGAAGGTCTCGGCGGTGACGCGGGTGGAGTCGTAGTGCGAGTTATTGAGGCCCGTGGCAGTCCATCCCTCGGCGGTGAGTTCGGCGAGCTGGTGGACGACGTTGCCCGAGGGCGTGCGGAAAACGACGAGGTCGCCTTGGCCCAGCACGCGGAAGTCACACCGCTCGATCATGCACCACGCCACGCGCCCCTCGCCTGCGGGGATGTAGGGTTGCATCGAGCCCGTGCCGAGGACGGCGACGAGCGGGTAGCCCTCGCGCAGCATGCCGTCGATTTCATGCGGCGCGACGGTGGATGAGGGAGGCAGGGCTTTGACCATGTTACGGTGACGTTGGATTTCCTCTGCAACGATGACGGCCATGACCGCAGCGCCGAGGCAGGCGAGGAGGGCGATTAGGAGGAGCTTCACGAATAGGAGGCGGCGAGGGTGAACAGTCCGTCGATTTGCGCTGGGCTCATGCCGAGGGCGGCGGCCATGGTGTTGAGCGTGGCGTCGTCGCGCTTGACCTCGGTGGCGTAGTCCCATGCATCGCGGGCGTCCTGTGGCGCGGCGGCGAGGGCGGCCTCGACCATGCCGCGCATACCCGATGCGTTGATGGCGCGGCGGATTTGCAGCGGAGTAACGGGCGAGGGTGGCGGCGCGGGCGAGCGGTACGGGTTGGCCCAGAGCAAGGGCAGCTCGGCCTCGACGTTCTCCTCGTTGGCCGTGGTCGGGGATTCGAGGCCAATGCGGTTGTCGATGACGTAGCTGTTGCCCGAGATGCCCGTGACGTTCACGTGGACATCGGGCGCGACCGTGACGGTCATGGGCCAAGGGGAGATTTCGATTTCAGTGAGTGGCATGGTATTAGTTGGCGCGGTGACCCATGATGGTGGTGCGGACGACTGCGGTGGAGTTGGAGCCCACCCAAAACTCGTTTGAAGCGGCCTTGCGCGTGACGAGTGTGGTGGGGTTGATGCCTGCGGTGAGTGCGCCGCTGGCCTTGTACTGCGAGCCTGCCGAGTCGCTGCCGATGGTGGTCGTTGGCGTGCCCGTGGTGGTCTGCTCGATCGTGTTGATGATGTCGGCGGTCGAGTCGATCAAAGCGCCTTCGAGTAGGCGCTGATTGCCGTTCGCCCAAGTATCGGCGCTGATGCGCCAATCGCGTTTATCCGTCACCGGAGTCACGCCGACGAGCCGAGCCTGATTGCCGCCGATGGTGGTCGCGTCGTCGAGGACGGCGATGGGCTGCACTACGGGCAGGGAGAGGGCGCCGCCGAACATGATCTTCACGTTCTTGATCGAATAAGTTCCAGTCCCTGTGTCTTCGATGCAAAAGCGGTGACCAGTGTAAAACTGCGCGGGAACAAACCCCTGCAAGGTAAAGGTTCCATTTCCGCTAACTAGCCCATTGGAAACAGGCGTATTATTAACGTCAATAAAGGCCTCTGAAGCGGCTGACATAGACCAGTTTGCGATTGTAAACTGAACGACAATATATCGACCATTTGCGACATATGTACCACCAAAGTAAAAGTCAGCTAGCCGAGTTCTGCCCACACCAGTTACGGTTACATCCAATTCAGAGTTTGCATTATCAACGGCAAGCGACCCGTTCGCGCTTCTATCCCAATCCGTTCCAGCTGCGCTGAAAACGCTATTGCGAGAGGTGTCCGTGATGCGTTGCTGCATACTCCCACCCGCGACCACCCAAGCCGGATACTTGCCCGTCGAGCGGTGAAACGCACGGTCGGCGTCGGTCAGAGAACCGAGAATAAAGCAGCCCACGGGCGCGGGGCCTGCGGGCCAGTTGTAGCCCGTCAGGTGGTAGGTCGGCGTGAATCCAGTAGAAGCGAGCCAGTCGGGGATGCTTGTCCCAGATGTTGCGTATGTTCCTAGGCTAGTTATATCTACGTCATCGACTTCAATATACGGAGACGATGTGCCAGCCGTAATCTTAATTCTCAGTTTTATGGTTCGTCCCGAGTATCGCGTGCGGAAGTCAGACAATTGCCATTCCCGATTAGCGAAACCATTAGTGCTCAATCCGCTCTGATTTAGACTAAACTCGTTTCCCGTTTTTCCGTGGTTATTTCCAAAAAAGTGCGCAGTCAAACACGAGTCTGTAAATGTAGGCCATACGCCGGGTGTTGCACTAGGGCCCACATGAAAAACACGATTTCCTTGTCCCGATGGAAATGCGGTCGTTGGTATGGCAAGTATACCAACCCACTCCAGCGTAGCCGCGCCCGCCACCCAGCCTCGCGGGTTGTTCACCGCGTCGAACGGGCCTTGTATCTGCGCACGGTTCGGCGTTGCGCCGTCGCTGTTCAGGTAGCCTTGCGGGGAATAGGCCGTAAAAGCGGACTGGATGGCGGCGTCGGCTGCTGCCAGTGCTGCGGCTGCCGTGGTCTTCTCGCTGTCCAGCTCGTTTAGCGCCGCCTGCACGGTCGTAGCCGCGATGTTGCCTGCGGGCGTGTTGGTGACGGTGGAGGCTGTCTGGTCGCCCGTGTTCGTTCCCGAACTGGTCCCGCTGAACGTGCCCGACTGGGTTGCCAAGGTGCCAAGGCCGAGGTTGGCGCGAGCGGTGGCTGCGTTGGCGAGGTCGGACAAGTTAGCGGATTTATCGGCTTTAAGAGCCTCCGCAGCCGTGGCGCGGGCGGTCTCGGCGGCGAGATCAGACGCGCTTGCAGCACCGAGCGCCGTCCGCCCTGCCGCCGCGCCCTCCGACTCCATCAGCGCGTTCGCAAGCGGCGTCCCGTGGTAGTGAGTCGACACCAAAATTTGACCTTGGTTCGCGTGCACCCGCAGCACGTAGCCCACGCGCATGATCCGCTGCGCCTCGCCGCTCGGCTGCGTTGCGGTGAGCGCTCCTGCAACCGTTGGCGAAAGCCACAGCTCCGCGCCGTCCGTAAAAGCCGACGTGTCGAGGTCGCGCACGATGCCCGCCACCGTCACAAAGCCAAAGGCGTTATTCGCAATCCCGCTAGATGTGGTCACAAGCCCGATCATCTTTTGCGCCGTCGAGCTGTTGGCCGTAGCCTTCGCCACCGTCGGGCGCTGCCCCGTCGCGCCCGTGACGTAAACAGCATCGCCATTTACAAGCGCCACGCCCGACGCGTTGCGCACGTAAACCGTCTCCTCCTGTCCGAGCTGCAAAGCCACGCCGCCCTCGGTCACGATCTCGGCGGTTTTGTCCACGTCGTTCCAGCGGATTAAACCCGTCGCTGCCGTCGGAGCTGCGGCGGTGTCGAGCTGTAATCCAGACAAGGACGTAACGCCCGCAGCACTACGCTGCACGATGCGGCCAGCGGTGTTCGCGCTGGTTGATCCGTGCGTCGTCGTCAGGGCCGCATGGGCGGCGATTGCCGAAGTCGTAGGCGTGGAAACGGGGAGCGTCGATAGCTCGGCGGATTGGCCGTCGTTAAGTTCGATGCGGTCGCTAGAAAGCGGGGTAGCTTTGAGTGTGAGGCCGTTGATTGTCATGGGAGTGTGCGGACTTCGACGGTTGCGAGCGTGCGATATGTGCCGTCAGGGAGCGTGCGGATTTTTGAAACTGGGATTGATGCCGTGGCCTTGAACTTGGCAGAAGGTCGAAGCCATTTAATTGCGGCGGTTATGGCCGTGCGATATATGACAGCCTTCATCGGTTACAGCGCGACGGCCTTGAGTTGCCCGCCTTGCACGCGCAGTAGTTCGCCGGTGCTGAACAAGCAACGAAGCGTGTAGTGGTAAACCTGATTCACGGCGAGCAGCGCCGTCTTGGCGGCGTCGTGGTGCACTTGGCCGATGCCAGACGCGGCGGTGATAATCAGGATTTCGTTTGCGGCCGAGGTAAGCGAAAAAATGGCGTCGGCATCCGCGTCAACCTCGCTCGCCTTTACGACGAACTTGAAGGTGCATCCGCTAATGTTCACCGCTTCGCCAGCGCTCTCGGGGTCAATCACCGTAAAGGACCAAATCGGGGAAGACCCGACGGCCAAGCAAAGGTTCGATGTCGCGCAACTCATGTCCCCACTTTTTGGATACGCGCTTGCGTGTCAAGGGTGCTCGATCAAACCAAGGTGTAAAAAGTTGATGTCGCGGTAAGACCTCCTCCTGTAATAGGCATAAAGTCGCCGATTCCCTCCATATACCCCGTACCATACCAATTAAGAGTGTACCCAAACAGGCTAAATGTTCCGCTTCCGGTGCTGTCGTCCTCACTGGAAATTATGTAAACGTTAAAAAAAAAGGGTTCACCCGGGAAATACTCACCAGCAAAAGTCCTAGCGCCAAAGAAAAACAGGTAATAAAGTCGCCACTCGGAGGATACGTAGGCTATTTTAAAGGTCGCGTAGTAATTCCACCCATCTTCACTTCCACCTGCACTATCGCCACTCCCATCCAAGAACTCGAGATCGGTTAATGCGACCCTGTCAACTGGCTCGACAGAATTAGTGACCGTATGAACCTCGCTTAATGTTGCCGTAATTGGAGGATACGGGGTCTGTGGATACTCTGAAGAACCCGTGGGCGTGAAAACAACCTCTTGAAGCAGCCACCACAACCGGCACGCCTCGGCTAATCCTTCGTCGCCGCTGGTTTCGGTCAGCGTCACGTATTTATAGCCTCCGCCTGGCCATGTCGCCGCGTCCCGATTGAACGGGAACGGGCAGCGCTTGTCAGGCCCCCTGTATTTGAATGTCGGAGACGTCGGCACGTTAATCAGGATTGTCGGTCAGAAAATTGCGCGTCGTCACCACGCCGCCGTCGTACACGGTCCACTCCTCTGGGCCGTAGCCGTCAGGCAGTCCATCGCCGCCGCCTCCCGCGTCAGGCGGCGCGCTGCCGTCAATCACGATTCGGTTGTCCGACACGCTCACCTTCACTCCGTTCGTTCCTTCCATGCTTTCAACCGCACGCAGGAATTTAAGCATCTGGTTGATGCGCACGCGGAAGATATTAAACGCAGCCGGTGCCTCTGAAATGTCTTCTGGTAGTGACATGGCAATTACATTGCACGGACCATTAACGTTGCACGCTGAAGGATGTTCCCCTTGTAGGTTGAAATGTTTGACTCGGCCACAACGAAATCTCCCGCCTTTATCATTGCGATGTACTGCGTATCAGTTGGGGCAGTTAATGGGCTAAGTGTGTTGGCTAAATCCGCAAAATCGGAAATTGATTGACCTGTGGTAACCAGAATGGGGTCGAAAGATTTTTCAGGCGTGAAATCATCAAATGCAGTAATTCCAGAAGTAACACCAGGAAGCGCGTAATCGTACCGCATATAAGAGGTGGTTTTCACCTGCTTGGTGGCGCGGTACGGCAGGACTTTCAAAGCATTACCGTAAACCAACGAGTTACTAAATAATACCGAGCCAATGACGCTGAACGTGTTAGTGGTAACAGCTGTTACTTTATAGTTTGTCGCCGTAGATGCATCGACCCCGGAAATCGTGCAAGTTACCCACATAAAGATTGAGTCGTCCACGAGGTATCCATGCGCCGTTGAAGTGAATGTTGCAGTGTTTCCCGAAACAGAACACGCCGTTAGTATTTTGGTTGATCCGGCAACACCAGCAGGAAGTCCGACCATTTGAAAAAGCGTGCTTCCGTTTGGCTCGGTGCGAATTGCTGGGATGTTCGACCACTTGCGCGTGAACGAAACCAGCCCCGATTCTGCCTCACTCAAGTCGTAGTCTCCAATGCAATACGCATCGCCAATCGACACCGGCGAGCCAGAGAAATTGGCGTCCGTTGCTGGCACAAAAACAGCGCCGAGCGTCGGCGGCACGTAGCGGTCAGCCAACTGGTACAGCGTCTGATGCACCTCCTTGGTCGCGTTATCGCCTACATCCGCGAATGGGTAAACGATCTTTGCGGGACGGTCAAAAACGGGCGATGTGGTAACGTGGGATTCGTATGACATGATGTGTATTGTTTATCCGCTCTTTGGCATCAGCAGCTTCTCGATTCGCTCTAAAATATCCTCGGGCTTTTTCCCTTGGTTGTCTTTTATTACTTGGTTTTCCGCTTTTGTCTTTTCCGTGCGCTTGGCGTCCTCCTCGCTGATAACGACGCCGTTTCGCATGAGCTGGCCCTTCTCGTTGCGCGTGCGTCCCGTGCCTTCGCCAGCCAAGTCCATCGGCTGCCCTTTTCCGCCGCCCGCCTTCTCGGCGTTAAGCTCGGCGTATTTCAGACGCAGGTCGCCCAGTGCCTTTATGTCTTCTGCCGCCTGCGTCCTTTGTGCCTTCGCGTATGCCTCTTGCCCCTTCTTTTTAGTCTCCGCGATCTTCTGCTCAAGCGTGGCGTTCACCCAAATGTGATTGTAGCGCGCCTCGGCTAAAGCGGCCTCGTCCTTCTCCTGTTTTTCCACCCACTCTTGATGGGCGTTTTGCATCTTCTCAAATTCGGATTGACGCTCTTGGCTCAGTTTTTTCTCAAGCTCGCCAATCTCAGCGTTGAGTTTTAGCACGGCAACAAGTGAGCCAGTGTTATCCTTCACCGCCGCTTCGGCTGCCTTGCGTTGCTTGTTCAGCGCTTCGAGCTTTTGATCGTCCGTCATTTTTGACAAAGCCGCAGCCGCCTGAAGCGCGGCGATTTCATCGGACTCTTTTTTTAATGATGCGTCAGCCTCGGCCAACATCCGTTTCTTTTTTTCATCCGCCGCTTTCTTCTCGGCATCCGCAGTGGTCTTCACCATTCGCGCCTGCGCGGTTTTTGATTCCTCTATTTCGGCCTCTAACTTTGCAATCTCACTGAGTTGATCGAGTGATAGCTCGCGCATCTTTATGCCGCCCGCCTCGCCACGATTCCCGTTAAATTGGTACTCGTTTGCCTTCTTGATTTCGGCAATTCTGTCCTCTGCCGCCTTTTGCTTTTCGCCCTCAATCTGTAGATCGGTTTTTCCTATATTTAGGCGCTCCATTATCGACTTGAGCCCACGCGCTTCGTTGTCGGCTATCGCCTTTGTGAGTTCAGCTATTTTCTCGTAATGCCCACGGATAGCATTCACGCCAGCAGACAGCGCCGCCACTCCAATCGCCGCCACGCCTAAGCCCGGAATAAGCCCAGCCGCAGCACCGGCAGAGCCGAACGCGCCCGCCAATTTCTTTACCGTCTCAATCGCTTTCGGGCCGCTTGATGTGACTTTGTCGAGCATCCCGCCGCCCTGTGGCTGTGCCTTGGCGATGCCTTGCACTGCGCGCTCGTAAGCCTTGGTTGCCCGTGTGGCCTGCAACATTTTCGCCTCAACCTCTGAGACGTCGGCCCCAAACTTTGCTTTGATGCTAGCCATTTTTAAAATGTCTCTCTGCGCGTCGTAGCGCGTTCATTTTGCCGAGATAACGGCGGTTTACTTGATCGGTTAATTGGTCTCCGCGATACTCGGGATTGGTGGCCTTGCGGGCGCGGGCGAGCCACTGCCAAAACTGCGCAAGCGGAATATCGCGCAGCGCCTCGAATGTCCACGCGGGGAACTCCGCCATTACCTCGCCAGCCATGAGGATTTGCACGTTTACACGCGAAGGGTTGGCGGGGTCTTCCGACGTTGTGCCCGTTGAGAATCGGCCTGGCATATCCACAAAGCCGCGCTCAACGTGCTGCGTCACCGCGTAAATGATAAACCGCTCGTCGTAACCGCATGCACGCAAGGTCATGTTTGCGCGGAATCCCCGCAGAAACTTGGCCCTGCGTGACCCTTCCGGCACGCCAAGCCAATCAGCGCGCAGAATCCAAAGGGCGCGCAACGCATCCGCACACGTCACCTCGCCACCGCAGACAAGCGGGGACTCGATGGCGTCGAGCACCGACCACGTTTTGAGCGTGATCGGCAGCACGGAGCACCCGCAGACAACGTCGGGTAATGCGAAAAGAGAGCTGTCGCGCACCTCGCGCAGTTGCGCCTTCGCTGCGTCGAAGTCCTCGCGCCAGCCCTCGATCTCCGTGAAGGATCGGGGCAGGCCGGTAGTCATTAGACAGCGGCTCCAGTGCGACGGAGCGTAAGGGCGAAGGTTCCAGCGGCAGACGAGCTGAGAGTCTCCGAGACTTGGAAAATGACCCACGCGCTGCCTTGGTAATTCAGCGTGGCGAATTGGGCCGGTGCAGTCTCGGCGGCGTTTTCTCGCTCAATGGTCATTGATGCTTCACGCGGACCAGCGACACGGCGGCATCCACGGTATGACCCGTTTGAATTTTGGAAGTCGGGCCCAACAGCGGAAGCGCCGCTGTCATTAAAATCAGTGACGATGTAAGTGACCGCGCCGATGGTGACATCGGTTGTGACGCCGGAAGTAGTGGGATCGTAAGACATGGTAGGTATTCAGTTTTTGGATACAGTTTAGAGAAAAAAAGGGGTGTTAAGGAGTCGGCCATGCGTCGGCCTTGATCTGTAATTGAACGGCGTAGTTGATCGTAGAAACGTCGAAAGCGTCCTCGCTCACGGCGTGATCTTCTGCGGTGGACGAAATGACCGCGATTCTGTGGTAATTTAGCGCCAGTGCGGTCTTGCCGTTTACAGTGCCGTTAAGCGACCCGCGCAACATGAGCGCCTTGACCTGCGCTACGCGGTAATCGTGGAGCGATGCAAAGCCGGAAACGGGCGAAACCTCGGCAAGCGCGCGCTCGGTGTGAACCTCGAAAATGACGACGCCATTAAACCAATCGTCCTCCTTTTCGCCGGTGTTGGTGGTGGTGCTTGTTGCGCAGTGCCCCGCGCTGCCACCGTGCTGATATTGAACGATTACCTTGCTGTCCGGCTCGTCGCCGGTGTGGCGCGTGCCGTATACGGTTAAGCCATTGGCCGCGCAGTATGCCACGAAGCCAGCTTCGATGTTGGCCTGCGTATCCATGAGGTGCTCTAAGCTGGGGGCTTGCATGGCGGTTTAATTGCGGCGCTTGGATAGCGTCAGCTGGTAGCAGTCCTTTGCCAAATCGGTCCGAACGTCGGTGATTCGATAAACAGTCGAACCCGAGCGGATGCCGTGTTGGTCGGTTTCGTAAATCGTAATGCTGTCTTGGCTCTGCGCTTCCGGCTTGGCCATGCCGAGCGGAAGGGCGATCATGAGTTCGATGTCAGCGGTTTCCTGTGTGTATCCAGAAATCCCTATTTTTCGCTGAAACGAAGGCTCAGAAACGCGGGCCGTGTACTCTTTCCCGCGAAAGAGAACGAGGGACGGCTTGCGGTAAATGTTGGCACTAAAAACCCCTCGGCGAAGGCTGCCGTCGATTGCCGGAATCGTCGAGGGGTCGTACATTGTCAGTCGGCTTGATTAGCCCTTGAGGATGGCGACATGCTCAGGCTTCCACACCTTGGCTTGGTAAAGCGTGGTAATGTCGATCATGTTCATACCATACCCCTTGTATAGCGCGACCTCGTAAACCAGACCGGAAACAGGATCGGTGACGGTCATGCGGTCGGCGGCTTGGTCGCCTCCCATCGGCTGGGCAGGCGGGCGGATAACGAGCTCGATGGCGCTACGGTCAAAGCCAACGTTGCCGGTGAAGCTGTTGGTGACGGTGATAGCGTTATCGTTCGGGATGGCAACGCGCAGGCCGGGGGCGGCAATCGTGATATTGCCAGAGGCGGACGTGGTGCCGGTCAGAACGACGTACTGATTGAGGGTGTCAGCGGCGAAGGTGATAACGTCGCCAGCTTTGATTCCGGTGGTGTTAACCGTGAGCGTGTCTAAGGGGATCGTGGTCACGCCAACCGCAAGACCGCCGCCAGCATTGACGAGCGCGCCGGTGCCAGCGCCCTTGACGAAGGACGTGACGCCAGCGGATTCGCGGAAGGCGAAGCCGTGAGCATTGAGCAGCTCGCCACGGCGGAGGGTGGCGTCGGACGCGGCTTCGTTGGCCTTGGTGAGCTGGGTCAAGGTGCGCAGCTTCGCGCCTGCGGTGGTGTCGATAACCAGCGAAAGATCGCTGAGAGGTGCGCCGTTATCGGCAAGGATTTTCCGAAGCTGCGCGGTGTCGGAAAGGTCGGAGGCGAAGGGAGCTGTGCCAGAGGTGCCGTAGGCGCGGGATGCGCCGAGTTGAGCGACGGAGCCGACGTGGGCCTCGATGGTGTTGCCGATGCGGCGGAATGCCTGGGCAAACATGTTGTCGAGCACGCCCTGATATTGGCCGACGTTGTCGAGTTTCTTAACGTCCTCGCCGCGCAGTGGGACGCGCACGTTGGCAACTTGGCCGATGGTCATCGTCACGTTGCCGATGGTCTGGTCATCGCCCGCAGGGATGGTCATCGCGGGGGTGTAGCTGGTGTTAAGCGTCGGGGCGGCGGTGGTCAGCGAGTTGATGGTGCCGTTGATGCTTACGCCGTCGCTCTCGGAGTTGATGAGAACGGAGGGGATAAAGCCGATGAGCTCGCGGGAAACGGTGTCGCGAGCGCGGAAAATGTTTTCCGCGAAGGAGGTCAGTGTGAGTTCGTTAGCCATGATATTTTAAGTGTAAGTGGTTGGAGTGCTATGGGAAATTATGCGGTGATTTTGCCGCCCGCTGCTACGTGCTGTCCTTGAGCGACGGGGTTGAGCGCGGAGAACTCGGCTCGGGTGATAGACTTCACCTCTTTTGCTTCGTGTGCTCCGGTATTAACAGGGCGGATACCGAAACGTGCGGTGCGCTTGGAAAGCTGGGCGACTTGCTCGGAGAGCTCGCTGTTTTTCTTGGAAAGGTCAGCGGCTTTTTCAGCGTCGGGCTTGAGCGCGGCAATCTCGGCTTTAAGAGCGGCGACCTCAATCACCAGAGCGTCACGCTCGGCAATCAGGGCGGCTTGGTCTTCTTCGGAAAGCTGATCTTTTACGGCGTCAATAACATCCTCGGGTTTGGCCTCGGGGTTTTCGGCAGCGAATTTGACGGCGCGGGCAACGTGTTCGGGATTTTTTCCGAAGGCGGAATGGATGTCTTTGAGTGTGCTCATAAAGTGGGCGTGTGGTGGGTTTTCAACTACAGGTAAAGTGGGGGTGATTTCGTTGTGTATTTGTTTTTCGGATACGTCAAGCGGTGTTTCCTTGCTGAAAAGGGCTTTGTTTGCTGCGGGCGCGGAAACGAAGTCGGCTGACTCGATAGATGTCGGGCGGATGAATGCGCTTCCTCCGTCTTCCGCGTCCTCTAAATCGTGGTAAATCGAGACGGAAACGCCGAAAGATTCCGGCGCGGTCATCGACAATTCAAAGAGCGTGTCGTAGGCTTGGCGGTTGTGGTTCTTGAATGCTTCGAGCGCCTTGAATTGCGAGGCACGGAGAACGCCTTTTTCGGCGTCGATGTAGATTCCCGAGAACACTCCGACGACCTCCGTTGGCGCGGGGTTGTAGGAGTGGTTCAAAAAGGCTTTTACGCTCTTGCCTTGGCTCAACTGAAAGAGCCCTTGCAAGGTGCCCAAGTCCACGCGGCAGTCGTGGCCCGCAGCCTCGCCAATCGACATAAGCGCGACGTTGCGGAGGATGCCATTTTCTGGGTCGACGTTGGTGAGTTGGAGCGGCTCTGCGTTGTAAAATTGAACGAGGGGCATAAATTATAGTTGGGTTTGTTCAGCGTTAAACGCCTGCTCGTAGTCATCGGCGTAGGTCTGTAGTTGCGCCCCTAGGGCCTCCCCCGTGGCCTGCGTGGTGATAAGCTGCGGGAAGGTTAAGGCGTTAAACGCCACCTCGATCTCGTAGTACGGGGCCAAATCCGTTTTGATTTGTACCTCGGCGCTCATTAGGTGGTGCGGCTGAGGATGACTTTGACCTGTCCGGCTGCGACGGCGGTGGTGTCGGTGTCGGCAACCGCCCCCGTGATCGCGATGCCGAGGCCGAGTGCGAATCGGTAGCCGTTAAAGCCTGGTGAGATTTGCGCGACGCCAGGGACACCGGCCACTGCGGCGGGGACGGGGATAATCATCACGGGAACATCTGTGCCGACTGTGGGCGCGGTGGCTTTGTTGTAGAGTTTTACGAACGCCGCACCCGCTCCCGTGTTGGTCGTATAGACGGATTGGAGGCCCGTGGTGGCTGCCGATAGATTGGCCCCGTTTGTGGTTGCGGCGCTGTTGACGACGTAAGCCGTGGGGGCTGCGGGGGTGCCCGCCGTGGTAATCGTTGTCACGGTGCCTAGTGTACCGCCCCCGATGAACGCCGGAAATGCTTTCGACTGGTCGTTCGTGCCCGCCATGCGTGGGCTCACGTCGAAGCGCAAGGCGTCCATCACGTTGACGAGGTGGATGCGCCAATCAGTCGAGGAGGCGGGGACGCCCGTATTCTCCACGATGATACAAAGTTTGTATTGGCGGTTCGGATTAAGGAGCGTGCGGTCGTAGCCGAATTGCCCGCCGGTGTTCGTGATTACGTTCATGCCCCATGCGCGAGCGTTGATTTTGTCCCGCTCGAACATTAGCCCGAATGTCGTTGCCGTGAGGAAATCAGGCGCGGAGCCGGTGGCTAAGGTCGTGAAGCCGGCACCGAAATTGGTTGTCAGTGTCGAGATCGCGCTGGCTGCGGCACGCACTAGGAGCGTGCCGCTCGTTGCCGTGGTGCCGCTAATTTCTTGCATGACCGCATTACGCGCATTAAGCACGCCGGGGGCGGCTGCATAGGTCGTATCAACCACCACCGCGCCAGCGTCATCCACCTCGACGAAGCCGATCCTGAACGCGTTGTTGGCGATGCGCTGCGAGGCGGTGATTTGGTAACGCACCTCAACGGGCGCGGAGAACGTGGAGCGGGAAAGAATAACGGTCACTGCGCCGTCGTCCACACCGCTGGCGATGTTGACATACGGCGAGCTGCCCGCAGCGGCTCCACCGAGCGGGCCGGTGATCGCCATGCCGGTGCCCGTCTGCACCACCTCCCAATTGCCTGTGGGGCTGGTGTCGAAGTCGCGGAAATTCTCAAAGAATTTCTCGCGGGAAGTGCCGACGAGCATCTTGCCGCCGATGGGTTCGTATGCGGCGTTTGCGTCGTAGGGTATGAGTGTATCAGGATTAACCAATACAACGGGAGCGATTAGCCTGTTTGGTGAGAGTGCGTCAGCCATGATGTTTTAGATAATTGAAAGTTTGTTTTTTAGACGGGTGGAATTTCTGTTGCGCCAACAACTGGGGAGGCGGTGCCCTGCTCAGGAACCATACTAGCGGCTTCGGATTCGGTGACGCCGAACAGGAGCTTGATGGTGTTGATGCCCTGCTCGCGTGGTATCACCCCTGTGGATACTTGTTGCAAAATCTGGATAAGCGCCTGCGTTCCGCCAATGCCGATTGTCTCGATTAGCGGCTTGGCTGCGGGCGCGATAACCGGCGCGGCCTCGGTGGATACCGGCGCACCTGCAACCGGCGCAATGGCACCAGCACGCGCCGCGTTGGCGTTGGCATTGACCGGAGCTGCGTCGGCATTTGCGAGCGCGTTCATTGCCTCGCTTGCTGCGGTAGCGTTCGGCATGTAGGCCATGATCTCCTTGGAGGTCACCTGTTGCTCTTCGATCTGCTCTTTCGTCGGGGCCGCGTACAGCGCATAAGCCCGCACGTTCTTTGCCCAGCGTACCGCCGAGCGCACGACCTGCTGCTGCACTTGATCGGCAAATTTGCCGTTCTCCGCGCATACATCGTCGAGAGACTTCGACCCGTTTGCCAACGCCGTTCCTTGAGCGAGCACGTGCTTCGTTTCGTCGATCTCGCGGACCACGGGCCACCCGTAGGAAATGTCAGCGATGCCGTCGCCCTCGATTGGGATTTCTCCCGAATCAACGGCGATGGCGGTTTGGCGCTCAATAACACGGTCGCAAAACACTTCCCGCTCGCGGCGAATGTCTTTGAGTACGTCCGTCAAGCGGATGCGGTCAGCGCGCGCGGATGAGTAGTTGCTATTCCGATACCCAACCAAAACCTCCTCGGGGAATAGGCCGGTAGGTGCGCAGATTTGATCGAGCAACATCAGCGCGAACGAGGAAAAGTCCTGCGCGTTTAAACTAGGCTCTATGAGCTTCACGTCCTCACCCACCTCGCCATACATAATCGATCCGTTCTTGATGTCCTGATAAGACGAACGCGCCACGCTTTGCGCTAAGATCGTGCCGCCATTTTGCTCGACCGTCGATGACAGCGCGGACGATTCCGCGAACATGCCAGGGTCAAAGTTCTTCGTGAAGAACATCGACATTGCCGACTGGTTTTTAACCGTCGTTACCTTGGCCTTTATGATGTCGTCAAGGTTTTGAATCTGCGCGATGACCGATGAAAGAATGGGCGAGAATCGGCGCTCCTCGATGCGCATGGGGGTGCCGATGTGGGAAACGAACTCGGCGGGGATAAGTTGCGCGCCGTCCTTTTCCTCGAACGACACAACCGATGACTGAAATTGATCCGTGGTCTGCTTGCGAACGCCAAAGCGGTAAAACAAAGGAACGCCCGTTTCGTCGTAAATAATGCCGTCGATCTCGCCCTTTTCGGGCTTGGCCGGTGATCCGCAAAGCTCTGAAGGGATTAGCTGAACTTGTTCCTCGGCATCTACCGCGAAGACCTCGCCCGCAATGAGCGTCTCCACTGAAATGATCCTGTGCATGCGGTGCCAGCTCCACCCGCAACCGTACATGATCGAGCGCAAACGGCGCTCAAGCGACCGTTCTTTTTGGTCGTTAAAGCCGCCGTCATTTGTGATTGCGTGAACCGTTGGCGAGCCGATTGCCAGCGCGTAGCGGAAGGCCAGCGCCGCCACAACTGGATTGTTGCGCAGTGAGCGGCGCAGGTAGGCGATGATCTTTTTGCGATCCGAAAACGGCAGCATTTCCGTTTCGGGGCGCGTGTTGTAGTCCCATGATCCATACAGCTTGCGCTCGCGGGTGTTGCGGCTCGCCTCGTATTCACCAACAAAATACTTCATCGGCCTGCCGAATCGGTCCAGAATCATTGGGGTGGATGATGCCATTTTTACTCGGGGACGTAGTTGCTTAAATTGATTCCAGACGGCGCGGGGATTTCTCCGCCTGCGGCGATGGCAAGGTATTGCTCACGCATGCGGCGAAGCAGCGTCAACTTGTTGCGCCAACGCGGGTTGTCGTTAAACGTCGCGCTCACTCCTTGCGAGGAATGCGAGTCGCCAAGCCCGTGCGAAACCGCAAGACGGTTTTGGATTTGCCCGATCTCTTCTTCGATCTCGGCAAGGCGGACGGATTGCGACGCAGTAAGGGCCATTGCCCTTTAGTGCGTGCGCGTATTCATTTTGTCAATACTCCGATTAGTGTTGGCGCGGCTTCACGCTCGCCCACGGGTGATACTTGGCGACAAACTTAGCGTCGGAATAAAATCCATTGTCCAAGTGCTGCATGAAGAATCGGCGGCGGGCCGAGATTGCGCTCTCAAGTTTGCGCTGACCGCCCGTTGCCGATGCCAGACCGGAAAAATTGAGAACGGTGATCTCGAAGTTATTTGTGCGTTCGCCGGTGGCGATGACGCCCGCAATCGTTCGGGAGCGATTGGAAATTGGCCGAGCGCGGCGCACAAAGTCGGGGATGCCCTCGGCGTCTCCGCTTTGCAGCTTTTGAATAACCTCAAGCCAAGACCGCGCAGTGATACCTCGGGCGGCGAGCCGGTCCCTGATTCGGTCATCAGTGTCTTGCATGTCTTCATACCACGTACGCTTAAAGTTATTCCAATCATCCTCCTTCACGCGCCACCCGTTGCGGCTGCGGTGCTTGGCGCGTAGTCGATTGACCCCGTTAGGACTGCGGTTTAGTTTCATGCCCTTGGTGCCTCCTTTGCTTGATCCGTTTTGCAAAAATGCAAACCTTCCCGAATCTGGGTTAAACCACCCCATTGGAATTGCTTTTTTAGTTCCGCGCCGCCCAACCATCCATTGCCGCCCGTACTCGCCGCGCCGCCCCGAGACGTTGGTGGTTCCGCCAAAACTGCTGCCACCCGATCCGCGAAACGACGCCACACCTTTTTTGAAAGCACGCGCCTGTACTTCAGCGGGCTTTAAGTGCTTGTGCATCCGCAGCGTTGCGCGGATGATGTGCTTCACCTCGCCTCTGATCGTCTCGGGGACCTTCTTGCGCAGCACGACGGCAAGCTGGCCGAAAAATGTTTCGACCGGCTTAACGTCAACGGTTGCGGTGATCTTCATTGTATCGGATTAGCCGATACGATTGCCGCCGTCAACTCAGCGGTTCGCCGGATTGCGCGCGCGTGCTTCGTGCCGCATTACGGCGACGTTTATTTCGTTGATCTCGGTCTTGATCATGTCGAGGCGCGAGATGAGTAGGAACGGCAAGATGATCCAGGCGATGCCGATTGCCGTCGGGATTATTCCACCGATGATGAGGAGGACTGGCGAAATTCTTTCAATTTTGTTCATGCGGTTGTGATTGTTGTCCGTGACAACATAAGGCAATTTGATTTTTTTTGATTTAGTGCTTGCAATCAATCAAACACGCGGTCAGGGTCTAACTCATGAACTCTGTCATTTCCTTCTCTTGCCCTGCTGGTGAATTTCGCGTTGGTGCTTTTGGCCGCACTTGGTCAAAAGGTTTTGCCGTGGTTCTCGCCACTGGCGGGATGCTCTGCAATGCGGACGGTATCGTTATGTGCTTCCGTACTAAGCGCATCGCCGCAGAGGTTGCGGCCAGCCTATGACCGCAGGGGGCAAACGCAAAGGGGCAGGCCGCAAGGCTGGCCCCGCTCGGGTGGCGGTCACGGTGAAGGTGAACGCATACACTGCCTCACGCTTCCGGCTATATTGCCACTTAACCAAACTCAGCCACGCTCGAGCATTCGAGCGGCTGGTTCGGGATGCCGTCATTGGCTAAACATTGACTCGCCGGTTCCTCCCGCGCCGCGCCGTTGCGACATCGGCACGTAGGCGGGCAGGATTGCGCTCGGTTGCGGGATGGGCGCACGCTCCACGACGATGTTGCCAACGATCCGCTCGGGCTGTGCTTGCGTTTGATTTGCGGCAGGTTCGGGAACCGGCGCAGTCGTTGGCGCGTCTGGCTTCACCATCGCCGCCATTTCCGCACGAATCGCCACCGTGTCGAATGTCAAGCGGCGGTGAGCGGCGAGCGCATACACTCGGATGTCGAGCGGTTCGTTGCGCCGGTTGCCCGCCTCGTAGATGTAATACGGCCGCCCGTGGCTGTACCGCGTCATCCGCTTTTCACTCGTCAACTGGTGGTAAAAGCGCGTGTCGTAACCGTGCCCTTTCGGGAAGTGCATCGAGCCCGCGCCTGGCACCGGCAACATGATGCGCGAATAAATCACCGTCTTAGCTGCCGTGACGCCCACCATCCACTGGTGGACCTTGCGCTTGTTGTTAATCGACGGCTTCCGTTGCATGATCGGGATTTGTTTGCCGATGGTGTTTTGGCCCTTCGACGCGAAAATCCCACGCGACCGGCGGGGGCCGGTGAACTGTAGGACGCGATCTTGCTTTGCCCCCGAATCGATGAACGTCGTCGCTGCCCCCATTACCTTGCCGCTGGGATGCGTGAAGGTTTTCGCAAGTAGCAAGTCCAGCTCCTCCCACACCTTATCCGCCTGCGTGTCGCCGTGGATAACGTGATACCCGAGCCCCCACGTTTCCTCGCCCTCGCCGTATCCAACAAACTCACACTCGATTCGGTCATCCTGCACGTCGGCACCCGCCGCTATGCGCAGCACGCCCGCGGGCAACAGCTCGTCAGGGTTGTAGTCCTCGGCGCGTGCCAGCACGGATTTCTCGTCGAGCTTTTCAAATTCTTCTTCCGAAGGTTCCGCCAAAAAAGTGTTCATCCAAGGCTTCATTCGCTCGGGCCCGCCCGCCTTCGACTCAAGAAAATCCACCGCGAACTCATGGAGCATGGAGGTGAACTGAGGCTTGTGACCCATGAGCCGGTAAAGGCCGCTCAAGTGGTAGCCGCGCCTGCCCTTGAACGGTTGCCGCGCCTGCCAATGCCCACGAACGATTGCACGTTGCCGGTCAAGGTCCGTCCACCGGCAGCCGCACTCGCCCAAGTAATAGGCCGTTTCTGGCATCGCCTTGCCCTCGGCATCTTTGTCCCAACGCACGCCCGCCCATGTCAGCTCCTGCGCCTTGTTGCAATGCGGGCAAATCGCTCGCCACGTCCGAAAGTCGGAATCCTCAAGCAGCGCCCAAATCTTTGACCGGCCCTTGACCGTCGGCGTGGACATCTTGACTTTTACCGCGTTGGAAAAATTGGAGGCGCGTCGATCCGCTAACGCGCATGGGTCGCCTTCTTCGCCTGCTGAAAATGGGTCTGAGTCGATTTCATCCTGTAGCACGACGCGGCACGACGCCCGCCGCAGCCCGCTCGGTGAGTTGGCCCCCGCGATTCGGATAAAACCACCAGGAAAGCTCTTTTGCAAAATCGTGTTTCCGCTGTCACGCGACCTCGCGTCTTGTATCAGCGCAGCCAATACAGGCGTGTCTTGGATCATTGGATCAAGCTTCTCCTTCGAGTAACCCTTTGAGGCGTCAAGCGTCGGGTATTTAACCAAGATCGGCGACGGGTCGGCATGAATCATGTAGCCGATAAGGTTGTTCATCAGCTCGGTTTTTCCAACCTGACTAGCGATGCAAAGGACCGTCTCCCGAACATCCGGCGCGGTGAAAGATTCCATGATTTCGCGCTGGTACGGCACGCGGTCGCACCGATATTTGCCCGGCTCCGACGAAGCGCCACGCGAAAGGATGCGGTATTTTTCAGCCCATTCGGCAACGGTCATCTTCATCGGCCAACGCAGAAACTTCCACGCCCGAACCAGCGCGGCTTTGTCGTTGGCGCGGCAATACTTTTTAATGGCTTGGCTCATTCTGCTTCGCCCTCCTCGCTTTCCCTTTCCGCGCCGTCATCAGGCCCATCGTCCGCGATGCTTTCAAATGCGTCGCGCAGCTCGGTCTCGATTAACTTGGTCGCATCGCCCGCGCTCTTTGCAATCACCACCATCGGGCCAATCCGCGCAGGCATCGCCATGCACTTGCCGCGCAGCCCGCTTAATGCGTTTGCCCACCGCCGCTCAATCTTGGCGATCTCGACGAGCTTGCGCCCCTCCTTCGCCGTAAGCAGCTCGGCAAGGTCTGCGTCCGCTTTCATCTTTCGCGCCTTGTCAGCTTCGTAATCGCCTGGCGCTTCATCGCTTGCCTTCCTCTCGTCGCGGATAAACTCGGCAATCGATTCGCAAGAAATTCGCCCGGGCTCGGGGCGCTTCAATTTCCCCTCTTCGACCATCTGCGTTATGCGCCGATGCGTAACCGTCAAAATCTTGGCCGCTTGTGCAATGGTTATCATGAGTAAGTTAAGCAGGAAACCTAAGATTAAAAATCTATGCCTAAAAAAGCCTCGGGGCTGTGTAAATTCCC